TCAGTGGCGGCGCGTCAGAGCCTCTGCGGCCATCGCCCGATTCAGCCACTCCTCGGCAAACAAGAGCCATTGAGCTTTAGACGACAGGACGTCAGTCTTGTGTGCCTGTTCGAGGCACTCCACATACTCACGACGAAACTTCGCTGCATCTTCGAACATGACACCCAGCCGAATAAAAGCGGCCTATCCAGATCTCAATGCTAGCGAGGGCAGGCTTAAAGGCCAGTCGAAAATTAAAGTCCTGCCGCGACAATTTTACTTAGGCCACTGAGATAATTAACAGACCAGGACCGGCCAAAGGGACGCCCGATGAAGCACGCCGCAGAGCGACCCTATGCGGAGCCGGAGGCGGCCGCGCGCAAGCTCGTCGAGCTTGCAGCCAATATCGAGGCCGCGCAGGACGGCCGCATCTACATCGAGCGGATCAACGCGCCGTTCATGGTGAATCTGAAGGGCAGCGGCAGCGAGTTCGGCGCCGGGCTGAAATACGCGATCGGGCAAGGCTGGTTCTCGAAGCACGAAAGCGGCGCTTACGTGAAGCTGATGCCGCCCGGTGAAAGTCTGCTGACTACTTCCAGCACGTAGGCAAATCGGCCTCGCGTTTCGCCAGAGTCTCGGCGGTTTGCGCCTGCTTTAGCCACTCGTCGGCAAACGAAAGCCACTGCGCTCTAGAGACCGGGTTGGTCGCGATGCCTGCCTGCCTGGGGCATTCCTTATATTCACGACGGAACCTCGCTGCATCTTGGAACATCGCACCCGACTGGGGCCCGTCAAATCCAGAGATCTGCTTAAGCCGTAGTACAATTCTAGCGAGAGCGCAGAGCACTAGGCGGTCCGGGTAGGTCATGCCTTCAAGGTACCGTGGGTGTCCCTGGGGATCATTTGATCCAGATCAGGCCACTGCGGAATTCAATCAGCTTCGGACACTGAGGTTAAGTACGGACAGCACCCCCTTCTGATCGGAAAAGGAACCACAAGGGCGGGCGAATATTGAGTCGTCGCCAGCTCGCCGGCAGAGCTGGCGGAGCGGCCCCAGCCTTAAGCCCCTAAGCCCCTGCAAGCCGGGGCTGTCTCTCCGCCGTTGTTGTATCGGAGTAGCGTATGCGTTCCTCGCCCTCGATCGCGCCGGCCGACCGGCTCGACCGCGACATCTATCTGGTGCTCGAAGATTTCGGCGCGCGCGCCGGTTGCGCCTGGCGCGAGACGGATGAGGCTGACACCGACTTCGAGGGCGTCCTGCAAAATCTCCTGTCCGGCCAGTACGCGTATCCGGTCCGCATTGTATCCTTCAATCCCGTTGAGGGGTGGTCGCGGGATGCGACTTCCGACGTCGCGGACGCGCTGGCCCAGCGCGCAGCCGACACCGACGCCGAGATCTCATCTGCGCTGCAAGACTTCATCGCCTCCAACGCCACACGGCGCCCTGACATGCAGTTGGCCCTGCCCTTGCGCGGTGTCGCCTGACGGCGCAACGCAGGTTCGGAAAACAATCGAGTCACCGGCCGGGCGCTGACTCGGCTGTTGATGGTCGACGCTTTGGCATGGCGTGGTATCGCAAAGAGATCCCGAGCTGATGCGCTTTGAGGGCCACTGCCGGGACGCCTCGGTTTAATTCAGCGGCTATCTTTTCGCGCCGGTGATTCCCGGCCATCGCCTTGAGTTTCTCAAGGTCTTCTGACGTCCATGGGCGAGCAGAATTGGCCATTGCCGATCCTCCAAAACGAAAACTTTGGCCGGTAGCTCAATCTCGGCTGGGACTAAAAGTTTCAATGGGATCCCGCAGACCGTGCGCAAATGGCTGCGCCAGCGCGAGCCGCCGAGATCGCGCGCGCCGTCGAGATCCTGTTGCCTAAGGCAGGCGAAAGCGCGCCGCCTGGTCGCCGAGCTCGAGGCCGACCAGGACTAGGGAACAACTGGCAACCGCGCGCCGCAGCACCTATTTACGCGGCATGCCCCACGCCTTTGAGTTTTGCGTTCCGAAGGCCGCCAAGGCCGTACCGGCCGGCCCCGACTGGATCCACGAAATCAAATATGACGGTTACCGCGCGCGCCTGGTGCGCGACGGCGAGGCCGTGCGGCTCGAGTCCAAGGCCGGCCTCGACTGGACCTGGCGCTTCCCCTTCATCGTCCAGACCGCCCGCCAGCTGCGCCAGGCGCGGTTTGCGATCGACGGCGAGATCGTGGTGCTCGACGTGCGCGGGATCTCCGATTTCGACGCGCTGCATTCAGCCAAGCACAACGCCGAGGCCCAGCTCTACGCCTTCGACCTGGTCGAGCTCGCCGGCGACGATTTGCGCCAGCTGCCGCTATTCGAGCGCAAGGCCGAACTCGGCAAGCTGCTGCGCCGCCGGCCCGAAGGAATCTTCGTCGCGCCATTCGAGCCAGGCGCGATCGGTCCGGACCTGTTCGCGGCCGCTTGCGAGATGGGCCTCGAGGGCCTCATTTCCAAGCATCGCGAGCGGCGCTATCGGCCGCGAACATGCGACTGGATCAAGATCAAGAACCGCGCGCATCCGGCGATGTCGCGCCGGTTTGAATAAAACAGGGCTGCGCCAGGATTCGCAGCGCGACCCGTCCATGCGTTAAATCGACCGCGCCCGCTGCTCGGTCGCCTCGAGCACAAAAAAACCGCCACGGTTGCCCGTTACGGGTTTCTCGTGCCCCCTGAGGCGGCCTTAGTGCCTGCTGATCGGCTCAAATCTATCGAGCCTGGTTGCGCCTTCCCAAAGCTCAACCGCGCGCCCGTCTACAAGCAATTTGGCTCGCTCCCGAGCCTCCGCCTCGTCCTGCACCTCAAGGTCAACTCGAAGCGCTATGTGCCCCTCGCCATCGATTACATATGCGCGAAACTCTCGCATGATCCCGCTCCAAAACACCGCCTCGCTCCGAAGCAGGCACGAGTTTAGAGCTGATCTAAAATCACGTCACTATTGAAATTCGGCCCGCCAGCGTGAACCGGCGGCCGGACTTGCTTTTCCACACCCACGACCAGTCGTAGCTCGCGCTCGTTCCGATTGCCTGCTTGGCTTGATGCCTTACCAGGGAAGGTTAGCGATCGCGTAGGCAACAAACGCGAGTAGTGCAATCCAAGCGAACGACACGCACCAAGACCCAACCGCACGATACGTGCTGAGGCCCCGCGCAGCACGGCTCACAGCGATAGAATCATCCATACCACCCCCAAAGCGCTGAAGATCGACAGCACGACAAAACTGAACCGGTAAGTCCGTTCCGCCCAATCCATAAGCGTCCCCTGCTTATGCAACCTGTAGTGATTTCATACCGTGCTTAGTTGGTTGGGAAAAGGAAGCAACGTTGACCTAACGTCGGCGGACGAAGCAAAAGAAGGCCCCAGCCAACTGGGGGCGGGCGGGGCCTGGGGACACTCCGACACCGCAGGGGCTTGAGAGCCGGAGCACAGCCAGAACGAGGTGCATTGCCGTTCGTTCCCGACGACGGCTTTGCTGGGTGTGCGGTTGTTGTACAAGTCCCGCTATGCGCTGGCTGCTATTGATTGCATTGCTTGTCGCCAGCAACGTGGCCACGTTTTACGTCACGAAGAAAAACGCGCGCCCAAAAGGACACAGCGTCGAAAGCGTACTAGCAGAGGTTAGGACCGCCACCGGCATCGTCATGATGGGCGACAGCCTGGTTGAGGACGCAAAATTCCCTCCAGCCCTTTGCGGGCTTCGGATCGTTAATGCTGGCATCGGCGGAGCTAAATCCTCCACTCTCCTTGCGATTGCCGACAAGATGCAGGCTACGCCAGCGCTGATCGTAGTTTCTGTTGGCGTGAACGACGCGGAAGACGCGGCATTCACAGCCAAGTATTCCTTACTGCTGGACACTCTGCCAAGGACAAGGATTGCCGTAGCGACGATGGCTCAACCTGGATTCGAGAACATCAACAAAGCGATCAAGACCGCCGCGAACGAGAATGGGGCTCACCTCATCGATCTTGGGTCACTCAAAGACTTCAAGACCCGAGATGGGATTCACCCGGTTTATTCCTCATACGCCGAGTGGCGCGAACGCCTGCTGGATGGGGTGCGACATGCACTTAATTGCGAATAGAACCGTCGTGCGCCAGCCAACCGGAGAAACCCAAAATCGGAAAAGTCGTCCGATGAACGGATACTCGATTCTGATGGCCGCTGCGGCAGACCCTTCGTCAATTTCCACGATCTCCGCTTCGTCAATGAAGGTGCTGGTGATGCCCGCGGCGGCAAGAGTCGCAGCCGCAACGGCGGTAACAATTGGCATTGATATTTCCCAACGACCGCGGCTGGCGATCCAGTGGGCAGCCGCGAAACTTGCTGCGCCCAAGCGCTTCGGCGAGCCGCAGTTTGATGTCCCGCAGCTCATTCAGCAGCGCGCCGATCGCGCCCGTGACGCGCTCGCAGCCCTGGCAGCGATCGGCGCTCATTGCACGCTGACCCTGGCCGTGCCGCCCATGCCGATCGCATCGGCGCCGGCGCGACCGAGATCGACGCAGCGGCCGCGGACGAACGGACCGCGATCAGTTACCACCGCGACGATCATGCGGCCGTTGACAAGATTGGTGATCGTCACCCGGCTGCCGAACGGCCGCGTTTTGTGCGCGATCGTGAAAGGATCCCGCGCGTAAGTGTTGAACCTGGCGCCCGACGCCGTGCGCCGGCCGTGGTAGCCATCGCCGACGCCATACTGCGAGGCGACACAGATCTCGGCCGCGGCTGCGCTCGAGACAAGACAGGCGAGCGCGATCGCCGCAAGAAAAGCGGTTTTCATGTTTCAGATTTCCATTTGGTGATGGGTCTAGCCGCGCGCCTTGATCAGGTCGGCGAGCAGCTCAGCGCCTTTCTTGACGCTGTTGGTCGCGTTATGCAGATGCGCGAGCACTTCCTGCAGGCGCTGTTCCTGCTCGGTAAAGTCGCGATCGTCGCGACCGTCGTCGAACAGGATCCGGCGAATATTGTTGAGGATCGCTCTCATCTAAGCCTCGCCCTGATTTCCGCGGTCAATGCGTCGAGCGCGCTGCGCAGACCGACATTGGATTCCGCTATGCTGTCGGCGGCCGCGATCCGCTCATCATAACTTTCCGTCAACTTGTTCTCGAGCATCTGGATCCGCTGATCTTTCGCCGCTTCCCGTTTTTCCGACTTGTAGATCACCCACAGCAGCACCAGGCAGATCACGCTGCCGACGCCCAGTTTGGTAATTTCCTGCGCGAGCTCGCTCATTCCCCATTTCCCGGCTGTTAAGGCATTTCAGCCAGGATCATTCCCAGCCTGCTTGAAGGTCTGACGCTTCACGCGGGTTCGGACCGGCCGGCCGTTGACGCGGCCGGCCGGTCCGCTTTCGTCTCAATCGTCGTCGCGCGGCTGCAGCAGCCGGTCGATCGCGCTGCGCGGCGGCGCCGGCGCGGGTTGTGGCGGCGCTGGCGGCGCGATCGCCGGCGTCGGCTCGATCGGCGGCGCAGCTGCCGGGAATTGCGGCCTGGCCGGCAACACGCGATCGCGGATCCGCGCGACGATGCCGCGGCGCCTGGTCGGCTTCGCTGCACCTGGTGCGGCGGCCGCGCCGGCGTCGATCGAGGCCGGCCGCGGCGCCGGCCGATTCCAACGACAGCCGCCGACGCCGCCCTCGACCTGGCTGTCGATCCAGTCCTGGTCATAGGCGCGCTTTCCGCGCACCTCGTATTGCGGTGCCTCGAAGATCCGGCACTCCCCGCCGGCGATCGAGGCCGGCCCGCGCGAGGCGCAGCCGGCGAGCAGCAGCGCGAGCAGCGCGATCGATGCAAGCCTGGTCATGCGCATTTCCCCTCGCTTTGGATCCAGCGGCCGCCGCGGTCGCGGCACGCGCGCCAGGTCTTGCGCAGCTCGGTCGCCTCGCCGATCGCGCGCGTATCCTCGGCCGCGTTGTCGGCGAGCGCGCGCACGTAGCCGGATCGGTAAACCTGATGATGCCAGACGCCATAGGCGGCGAGCAGCGCGAGCGCCGCGACGGCCGCCGCGATCATCTTCGTGACCAGGCCGGACGCCTGCAGCGCCGCCATGACCGCCTTGAGATAGATCATTGCCGTTCCCCCGTTGTGACGGCGAGCGTCGACGTCTTGATCGCGCGCCAGGAATTGTAAGCGATGAAAGCGAGGCCGCCGGCGCCGAGCAGAAGCCAGACGCCTGACGGCAGCGCCGCGACGTGGTCCCACAGCGTCGAGACCAGGCCCGGATGATCGTCGACGACGTCGCGATGATCCGTGAAAAAATCCCAGGCGCGCGTGACGGAGTCGCTGACGGTCTGCCACACGGCGCCGGCGCCGGCGGCGATCGAGCTCCACAGCGCGACCAGGAAATTGCGCCTGGCCGGCACCACTTCCGGCGCGAGCTGCGTCACGATCTTAGGATCCGCGCCGGCGCGCGCCGCACTGACCGGCCGAAACCAGCCAATACTGCCGTCCGGCTGGATCTCGGTCTCGGCCCTGGCGAGCTCGGCGCGCACCTGGTCGGCGATGCCGTGGAATTCGTCGACCGAGGACGGCAGCGGCAGCGCCAGGCCGCGATCGTTCATGAAGCCCGACAGCGCGCCGCTGGTGCCGCTGCCCCAGCGACCGTCGAGCACGCCGGGCGAATAGCGCCGCGCCTTGAGCCGCGTCTGCACGTCATAGAGCACGGCATCGCCGCGCACGTCGGGATCGAGCGGCTGCACGTTCGGCGGCGCCGCGTCCGGCGCGGCCGGCGCCGGCGGAACAATGATCGCCGGACCACTCTCGCCGACGATCGCCGGCGCGACGTCTGCAGGCGCGACCGCATAATCGGCCAGCTCCCGCTTTGCCCTGGTCAGATAGACGCGGCACTCGGCCAAACCGTTGCTGCCGCCATTGATGATCTTGCGCACGGCGACGACGTCATCGCGGTCGGCCGCAGCGTTGCAGCGGCCACCCTGCGCCCATTCGAGATAGGCGGCCGTAAACGCGGAATCCGGCTGGTGCAGCAGCTCCGGATGCTCGACCAGCGGCAGGCCGGTTTTCTTGGACATCGCCGCATAGTTGCTCTTTCCGGTCGCCTGCATCATGCCGCCGCCACGATAGAGCCAGCCGTCGTTGGCGCCCGTGTTGTTGAATTCGCGCATTTTGCGCGGATTGCCGACGCCGTAGACGCGGTTAAACAGGACCGGCCCGCGCTGCGCGATCGGCAGCGCCGCGATGCGCTTGGCCTCGGACGGCGTCACGGCTGCGCTGTGATGCCCGGCGCCGAAGATCTCGAGGATCCGCGCCGCACGATAGGCGCCGCTTTCCTCGAGGATCTGCAGGCCGCCGGTTTCCGTCATGACCTGCGCCAGGAAATGCGCGGCGCGCAGCCTGGTCGTCAGCGCGGCCTTGACGACCGCGGTCGGCCAGCCGCGCACGATCGCCGCGACCAGGTCAGCCCGCGCGCTGGCGCCGGCGATCACCTTCAATTGGGCAGGCGTAATCGTTTGGGCACGCGAAATTCCATGCAGGTCCAGCATGTTATTAGACTTTCGGCTGATGTTTAGGAAAAAGCGGGAGAACACCGCGCGCGATACAACCCGGCCTTGCTCGGATCGGTTGTTAGGGTATGGTGCCGCCCGGAATTCGCGGGGCACTAAGCTCGAATGAGCAACTTCATTATTTTTGCGATTGTGGTCGCTATAACCGGGGCTCTCGGATGGTGGATTTACCGGGCACAGTTACTGGCCCGCGACGGAGAATGGCACCCCTACGCCCCGTCGACCTACAGGATGCGCCGCTGGCGCGGTAAGTGGGAGTACAGGGACATGACGCCGGAAGAAGCCGCGCAGCATCAGCTCGATAACGCCGTGTAAGCCGTTAGATCCCGAGCACGCTGACGACTGAATTTTTCCAGAGCGTCGCAGGCCGTGCGCCCGGTCGCGTTAAAGTGTGTCGTATCGTTCTGCACCAGGAAATGCGCGGCGCCGCAGCCTGGTCGTCAGCCCGGCTTTGGCGACCGCGGTCGGCCAGCCGCGCACGATCGCCGCGACCAGGTCGGCACGCGCGCCGCCGCCGGCGATCACCTTCAATTGAGCAAGCGTAATAGTTTGGGCACGTGAAATTTCCTTGCAGGTCCAGCATGTTATTAGACTTTCGGCCGTGTTTAGGAAAAGATGGGAGAACACTACGCGCGATACAACCCGACCTTGCTCGGAGCGGTTGCAGCGGGTAGATTCAAGCATGGGTGGCAGAAATGATGCCTTCCCGCTTTAGGAAGGCATGATGCCCCCGAGCCTGATGGTTGTTATCTTTTTCGTTTGCATCGCGATCGGTGCCGGCGGATGGTTCTGGGGATATCTCGGCAAGGCCGCCAAAGAGATCGACGACGACGCGAGCCACCGCCATTGATTGATCTGCTGCAGAAGGTGATGGCCGTCATAACGATCGTCGTATCGGTCGTTGTGATTTGGTTTTGCCTGTTCGCGGGACAAACTCACCTGTTCTGATTGCGCTAGCCCGGGTTGGCCGGATCGTACGACGTCACCGCACCCTGTATCGCCCCCGTGAATCCATCGAATCTCCCGTTGAACACCTTGGCGCCGTTCGGGATGACGAGCCCATAGGTGCTGTCGCGACCACCCGCGGCGCAAGTGTCGACCCAGGTGTTCGGGCTTTGCAGCTCGATGTTGGCGAACCGCGAGTTGATCGCGCTCGTCTTTGGGAAGGGCGTCACCAAGGAGCTTTGCGTCGCCTGCATATCCGCGCGCGGGCTGCCTGCCTTCACACCGACCAGCCACGCCCCTCCTGTCGGAGTAGTCTGCGTGTGGGCAATGTTCTGGCCGTAGTTGTCGTACAGCAGGGAGTTGATCTGCGCGACAAGCCCCTGATGGTAGGAGATGCCCTGCACATTCCGGGCGCCGGGGTTGGCGGTAATGAACTCGACGAAGGCACGCGACTGCACGTGGCCGTTTGAGAAAAACTTGTCGTCGACGGTGACGTGCCAGGGCTCCTGCCCCGACCCGGCAAGGGCGTCCGGGTTCGCGTTCACGCCATCCAGGGCGTTGTAGCTGAATTCGCAGCCTTTGGTGACGAGGAGGCCGCCCTTGTTCTCAATGCCGTAACCGAGCAGGCCGAGGTTGTAGCTGCCCGACCCATATTGAACCTTGCAATTCTCCATGAACACGATGGGGCGATTCCACACAGCGCCAGGCTGGCTGTAGAGCAACTGGAGATCGGTCAGACCCCAAAACGTGCAGTTCTTGATGTAGAGGCACGCGCCCGAAATGCGCGCGGCAGCGCCGGCCCAGATGCCCGTAAGATCGGTCTTCAACGCGTTGACGTTGAGCCCGCCCAGCCTGATGTAAATCTGCCCCGTGGTGTCGTTCTGCGTCCAGCCGTAACCGGCAGTGTCGACCGCGGCGGTGCTCGCGAAATATTGCAAGTCCAGCGTCTTGTACTGCACGGCATGCAGCCGTCGCGTGGTCGTGACCGGCGTCGCCGTGTAGCCGGAGCCTGAGGCCGTCCAGGTGTAGGTAGACAGCGCCTCGTATGGGTTGCGGAAGATAAAGCCCGGCGTCAAGGCAACGATCTTGATTGCGCGCGCGAGCCCGCTCCCCAGCACGCCATCGGCCGCGGTCCAGTTGGGCACCTCGTCAGACGTCGCGCCGAGCATGTAGATGCGGCGACACCCGCCGGGGTCGGCCATCGCCTTTTTCGCAGTCTTGTACGGGGCAGCATAGGTGCCGTTGCCGGTCGTGTCGTCGCCGTTCCCCCAATCGACGCAGAGATCCTGCCCGCCCGATTGAGACGCGCCGTACTTCTCATCCCAGATCGCTTCGATGTCGATGTTATGCGTCGCCTGCAAAGGCGCGACACAATCGAGCAGGGAATTCAATCCGAACGTTGCAAGCGATGCGAAAACCGAGGGAATGACGCGGTTTCGTTCCGAGACAACGCGCATCCATGCGCCGGCGGTCGCCGCGACTGCATTGGCCTTGATGTAGGTCGTTTCGTTGGCATCGGCCGCTATCCGGGCTGCGAAATCTCCGGTCTCCCAGATGAACACACCTTCGCGTCCCGCTTCGCGCAGGACAGCGGCTTTCGTGCCTGCCGTGTTGATCGCCTTCAGCGCCGTGCGATCGATGGCCGAGGCGATCGCCCCCGATGCGGCCGCGGCAATCGCAGCATCGCGCGCGGCAATTGCAGCATCGCGCGCCGCCACGGTATCAGCCAGGATAGGGTTTGCGTCGATGGCAGCCGCAATCAGCAGCTGATAGTGATCAGCTTGCCAGGCCATCAAAACTTGAGACCCCGCAATCAGAGATCCCGCCGCGAGCGTTGAATTGAAGGCATTCGTAATCGGGATCGCCGAGCCGCCATTCACCGTGATCGTCGTCGCGCCGGTGTTGTTGGCAGTCGGAGTCAATAGATAGAGCTTCGCCCCCGGCACGGTAGGATTCTCGATCGCCGTCGCCGTAATCGCGTTGGCGGTGCCGCCCGTGACGCTCAGCTGCACGATCTCCTTCGGCAAATCGCCAACGCGCGTCCACGCGCCAGAACCGCTGCCGCCGGACTTCTGATAAAGGCCATTGTTCGCGGCAGTCGCGTCGCTGTAGACGATTGCGAGGGTGTTCGCGCCGTGAGCCAGATCAGCGCTTAAAAGCGCCAGAGTGGCATAGCCGAGACCGACCTGACCGAGCGTCGACTCGAGGAACGTCCCCCACGCCCGGATATCATCCTTGTTCGGCTCGTTGACGCCGGAGGCAGGAACGCCATCGGTCACATAACGGCGAAAGATCTCAGTGGCCGTCTTGATCAGCCCCATCGCAATGGCTCCCTTTAGGACAACAGTGTTTCTAGTTCAGCGCCGCAAGCGCGACGGGATCGACCAGATTCCAATTGATCGTGACCCGGCCGCCGAGCAGGTCGACCTCGCACTTGTCTTGGACCTCGACCACGCACACGTCGCCGCCCTCGAGCAACGGATGCTGCACCTTGATCCAGCGCTTGCCGAGGTAGCGCATTCCGTAGAGCGTGGTCACAAAGCTGCCGGACCGTTTCGGATTGAGCCGCAGCATGGCGCGCTCCCCGAGCGCAGCCGCCTGGTCGGCATTTTGCACCCAAGAAAGATCAAGCGGCTTCGCACGCACGATGCCCGCCAGCGAGATCGCATCCTCATCGCGGATGGACTCGATTTGGTCGCTGACATAACCCTTCGCAGGGTTGGTAAACGTGATGTCCAGCTGATTGACAGAATTCTCATCAGCTACGCCCTTGCGCCAACTAAATCCCTTGATGTGATCCGCTGTGAGCGGCGGATCTGTCGGCTCGCGATAGACACCCACGGTGAGAACCAGCGAGCCATCACCTGCCTCGCCCAGCCAACCGTCCATGCTGGCCAACAGCTTGCCGATCACGCCCTCCGGTGCGTTGTCGAACTGGTAGAAGCCCGCGGTCTCGTAGCGTGCCCGACCACCGACGTCGGCGTCACAGAGATCCGCTTCCGCCATCCACTGCGCCAGCGCCGCCGGCGGGAACATGATGTCGCGATCCTCGCCCATGCCGCCGTCGGCCTCGGTGAGATAGTCGATCAACGACACAACGCCGTTGGGCGACGCCTTCCACGTCGAGCGATCGCCGAGCGATTGTGCGCCATCGCGCGGATCCCAGACTGGCGCGCATTTCGCGACCACTGAAGGCAGCGGCAGCTGTTGCGGATATATCTTGGTAAACTCTGACGGATCCGGGGCCGCGCCGCACCCCATACCGATGCAGGCGATTCCCTTCGCCGCGAAGTCGCTCGTCCACACACCAGACGTGGTCCCCGAATTTATCAGGGCGCTGGCGCCAACATTCTGCGTATCGGTACCGTAGAAAATCGTTACCACAACAAATTGAAAGGCGATGTCAAACGGCGGAATGACCACGCAGTATTGACCGTCCGCCAAATCACCAGAAGTGTCGACGGCGGTATCGTGCAGAAACAGCCCGATCGCCTCTTCAATCCGTCCGCTATGGAAGGCGATGACGTCTTGCGAGTTGCCTCCTGCGCCCAGGAACAACAGGTAATAGCCGCTCAGCCGGTTGATCCAATAGGCACGCTGTCGAGACGGGACAGACTGCTTTAGAGGCTGCGCTCCGTTCTCCGGCTTAGGCACATTCGGATTGCTGAGCGCGTATTGCAAACCGATGGAGGCGCCAACGATCGCTGCCGTGCCGACGATCGTCGCCGCCGTCGAGACGCTGATAGCGACGTCCGCGATAACGAAGGCGCTCGCCGAGCCGATGCCGGTCGCCGATGCAGTCGCGCCTATCGAACTTAGGATCAGCAGTCCAACTGTCTCAGCCACAGCAATGCCTCCACGCTGCAATGATTGGTAGATCAGCCCCGACAATGCCGCGGGGCCAGTCGAGCAATGCAACCGTCCCGCCGCCAAGCACGATGCAACCTGTCGGCCGGCACAGTGGCGCCCGCCCCTTGCGCAGCGCGAACGGTGCCAGGGCGAGAGCCACATCACCTTCGCGAGGGGCGGCGATCTCGCCCAGGCCGATGCGCGCGAAGCGGCGCCGGCACGACACGACCAGGCCGCCCTCGCTGCGGATCGCGGCGCGATAATCACGCTCGGTCGCATAGGTGCCGCGGCGGTCGGGCATTGGATCTGGCCAGCCGCATTGCATGAGCCAGTCCGCCATGAAGATCACGCAATCGAGGACGCCATAACCGCAGTCACGGCCAGCGACCTGGTCCAGGTATCGAGCAAGGGTCATCAGGAGAAGACCGGCCAGGTTTTATTGAAACCGTGCGCATACTGCGGTGTCAGGCTGCAAGATAGATCGCCTGGAAACCTCGCCTGCTGGTCCTGATCGGTGAAATAGGCCAGCGAGGGTCGCCGGCGCCCGGTGAAACGCGTACTGCATGACAGCGCGACGCTGCGGATGACATTGCCCTCGCCATCGGCCTCAGTCTGCGACAGCACGAGATAATCGGCGACGTAATAGGCACACCAGTGCAGACCGCCGAGCAGATCGTCCCAGCGATCGCCGAACAGGCCAAAGCCGACCGTTGCCGGTCGACCCTTGACCGCATCCTCATCCCCGCTGGTGACGGCTTTCTCAAACACGTCGCCCGATACCCCGTTCATCGTGAATTCGACGCGCTCGGCCGCGCCGTTGAGCAGCTGCTTGAAGGCTGGAACGTTGGTGAGCTGGCCGAGCCCGCGATACCGCGCGCCGGCCGGATCGAAGATGTCGACACCTGGCTCGATATCGCCAAAGCCGAGCCAGAGCCGCACCGGCTCCGGCTCGACGTCGAGCCGGAAGAACACGCCGATGCGCACCACGCCCGAAGCGAGCACGGCCAATTCCGCGTCGTTGAAATTCATGGGATCGGTGCCTCGACGAAATCGACGCTGGCGGAATTGTAGGTCCATGGCTGGACGGTCAGGCTCATTGACGAGGGCTGCACCAGGCGCATCAGGCAGCGCGGCCGGTCGAATTCCAGCACCGTACCGTCCGTCACCGCCTCGCGCAGCGGTGGGTTGAAGGTGATGGTCGCATGACTGTCATCGACCTGATCGACCGTCGCGATCTCGTACATCCGCCAGCCCGCAGTCTCGTGCTCGATCGAGAAGGACTCGCCGCCCATCAGCTGACCCGCAAAGGCGATATCGATGTCGAGCGACGTCGCACGCAAACCCGCTGCTGCGCATGTAATATCGATGGTCGGCTGATAGTATCCGGTGCCGTCCGAGAACGGCGCGTCATCGCTATGCGGGATATTCAAGCCCTCAGTCTGAGACACTCCGGCCGGCCAGGGGCGGAACAGCGCGTCATTGCGGGGCACAATAATCGAGACCACGCCGCCGTCACAGATCTGCCGGACAGCTCGCCACAGCAGCGTCGAGACCTTCTGACGATCGCGACCGGCGAGCCCGCGGCCGCCCGACAGCGACACATTCGACATGACGCACGTCCAGAAGCCGCCGCCGTCCGAACGCGCGATCCCCGGCACAATACCGCCACTGCCCTGCCCGCCGGCAACAGCAACGCCGGCGAGGTTCCAGGCATGGGTTTTTTCGCGCAGCAGCGCGCGTGGAAACTCGACAGACATTCAGCCGACCCCCGTCGTCTGTTCGCGTTGAATCGAGGTGATCTGTCGTGTCACCCCGTCGACCTTGCGATGCGCTGCGACCACACTCTGCGCCAGCTTGTCGATCGTCGCAGGATTGACATCGCCCGAGACGTAGAACGTGTTATGCACCGTGTTTCCCGACGTGATCTGGCGCGAGATGTCGTTCGGAATGATCTGGGATCCCCGCGGCACATTCATCAATTCCTTGCCATTCTCGCCAACCCAGGCGAGGCCGCCGGGCGCATTGTCGGTGCCGTCAGCAAAACCGGGTATGATGCCCTTGAAGAATGAGGCGACCGGCGAGAGGCCGCCTGATGCCGGCGCATTGAATAACGATGTGAACACCGAGTTGATCGCCGCCTTTTCCAGCGTCTTCAACAGGTTCGACAGCACGTCGCTTAAATTCTTGCCCTCGACAATGGCGTCGGCAAAAGCCGTCGAGAGCGCACTACCAACCTGCGCGCTCGCGCTGTTGATCTCGTTCAGCGCCTTTTTGGCGGCGTCATATGAAGCCGTCGCGGTCGCAATCGCCTGTGACGAGTTGCTAAACTTTTGCGCATGCTCGCCGGTCAACGTGATGCCAGCCTGCTCGAGCGCCTGCTGCGCGGACATGGTCTTGCGCAGCTCCTCATATTTATCGATCTGCTCCTGTGTCACCTCGCCATTGTCGCGCATGATCGCCGTCAGCTCACGGAACTCCGCCCGCATCTGCGCCTGCGCCACGTTGTTCTCAAACATGGCAGCCGTATCGGCTTTGAGCGTCGCGGTCCGCTTGGTGATGTCGTCGACCGCGATGTCGAACTGATCACGCGCGCTGCTTTCCTTCTTTCGGACCGGCAGCTTTGCCGCATTCGGATCCGGCGCATCGGCTGCCGCCGGCCTTGCACCAGGCAACGGAACACCATCTGCAAATTCGGTTTTCGCCGCAGCGGCTTGAGCCTTCTCCAATTCCAAGCGGAAAACCTGCGCCTTGAAGCGCGCCGCCTCCAGCCCCGCGATGATGTCGGGATCACCGCCGGTCTTGGCCATGCGATCGATCACGCGCGTCAGCTGGTCGACGTCCTGCGCCAGGCCGAGCGCATCCTTGCGCGCAACGTCGGCGGCGTCGGCCAAAGCGTTGAACTTGTCTTGCCCACTGCCAGGCGCCGCGCCGTTGGCGGCCGCCAGAGCGGCGAGAAAGTTGCTGGCCTGATCGATTAGGCCGCTGAGAACCACGGCGACGTCACCGGCGACCGCCTTGAACTGTCGGCCCCAGGCATCGGTAGATTGCGCCCAGGCGCGCTCGAACAGCTCAGCCTTGGCGACCGTGGCCCCGTCGATCACGACACCGGCCGCGTCCGCTTTGCCTGCAAGTGTATCGAACGCCGCGCCGCCGTCATGCAGCGCGCGCACCCACCCCTCGGAGAGACCGAGCATCTCGGCCGCCTTGACCTTCTCCGGCATCGAAGGAAATCTGTTGAGCAGATCGCCGGCAAGCCTGATCGCTTCGTTAACCTTGATCACGTCGCCGGATCGATCGCGATATTTGAGATTGTTGGCCTCGAGCAGCTTGGTCAACGAATTCTCATTCTGCTTGGCATCAGCCAGCAGCGACGCGAGATTGCGCAGATCCGTCGTCGCCTGGCTCGAGGACACGCCACCCTGCCCGGCAGCGAACAAAGTGCGCTGGAAACTCTCGACCGTCTGGCCGACAAACTCGGCATTCTTGCCGATGCTGGCGACCTCGGAATTGATGCTGGTCAGCGCCGCGAACAGTGCGCCGGCCGCCGCCGTCGCGCCGCCGAGCACGGCGCCAAGCCCCGACAACCCGGCAAAGCCGGGATTGAGCCCATCGAACGCCGACTCGATCCGCGAGATTGCCGAATCCGCCATGTTGCCGGCCTGGTCGAGATCGGCCGAGAACTGGTCGAGCCGCGCGCCGAGCACTGCGATTAGATCAGTCGACATTCACTTTTCCTTCGAGCAGAGCGTCAAACTCGGCATCGGTCGGCGCCGGGATCTTCTCCTCGGCCCCGTTCGCCTTGTTGAACCCGTCAATGCAGGCGCGGAATTGCCAGAACGACATCCCGTCGACCTGGTCGGGCGCAAAGCCCATCGCCGCGCCGTTGCCATAGATCACGGCGAAATCGACTGGACCGCGCTCGCCGCTATCGTCTTTTTTTTTGCGTCGTCATCGCCCGCCGCAGTCGGCGGCCCGACCAGGCCCGCCAACAAAACGGCCAATGCAGGTTTGATGTGCTCGACCGGCGGCGTGTCGTCGAACGACTGCGCCATCTCGAGATGCGCATCCCGCGCCGGCATGCCGCCGCCGATCAGGCCGATCCGCAAGATATCGCGCAGATCATCGGGCCAGACGTTTTTGGCCTTGAGCGCCTCGACCAGATCCATCGGCCCGAGCAGCGGCGCCCCGATCGCCAGGCGCCGCCGGTTGACGTTCTCCTGCAGCGCCCGGAATTGCCCGAGACCAAATTTGAAGATCTGGGGACCGCTGCCCCAGATCAGCTCGATCGATCCGCTCATGCCTGCAGCGAGATCTCGCCGTCGCTGTCGAGCGTGGCGGTAAAGGTCACACGCTGACCGCGCTGTCCGGTGATGTCGAGCTTGGACAAGATCGCCTTGCCCTGCCAAGTGCGCGTGCCCAGCGTGACCTGAACGGTTCTCGAGGTGGCAGATTCAAACCAGGTATTCCAGACATCGAAATCCTCGTCAGCAACAACGCCGGACCCGCTCATCTGACCGGACAGCGAGACGACGTCGCGCTCGAGCCAGGACGCCGCTTCAGGATCGTCGCAATCCGGAACGTTGGTGTCATTGGTCGCGGCCGTGCGCGAGAAGCCGCGCGAGTTGAGGCCGCAGGGCGCGGCGAACACCTCCGGTGATGCGCCACTTCCGAGCTTGATCAGGAATTGTGAAAATTTGAGCGTCGACGCCTGCGTCATTGGATCAGTCCTTTCCACGATGTTGAGAGAGAGTCGAGCAGTCAGCGGCGCAGAGTCAGCGCGCCGCGGTAGGCACCGGACTGACCTGCAGCGCCGGCATTGTTGGCGCGCGTGGCGCGAAGTTTGTTATTCTCGGCAAGCGTCTGTTCAAACGTCTCGCGCACACCCTGGCGAAACCCGTTCTGATACATGCGCACCGTCGAATAAAAGAACGGCCGCGCCGCCTGCTTGACCGTGCCGAATTCCTCGGCGATCGCGTAGTCGAAAAAGCCCGCGTCGGTCCGCTTGGTCGTCGCCTTGCCGCCGGCCAGCACCAGCACGGACGGTTTGGTCTCGGTCGAAATGTCTTTTTTCCGCACCGAGTCGTGCAAATGATAGGTCTCGTTATGCACGATCGCGTGCTGGATGTTCTCGACCAGCTCCGCGCCCATCGCGTTGAATTGGTCGCGAAAACCCACCTTCATCTGGTTTTTCAACGCGAGCATGTCGGTTTTGAATTGCTTGACACTGGCATTGTTGCCCATGCCCCGCCCCCTCAAACCAATTCGAGCAGCGCGCGAAACGTCATGGCGGCGTGCCGCGTCTGACCGTCCGGATCGCGCAAATATTGAACGTCCTGCAGCTCGAGAACGTTCACACGAAACCCAGCAACGACCAGCACCCGGTCGTCGAGCCTGGCGACGATCGCCGCCGCGATCTGCTTGCACTCGACATATCCGACCGTGCGCGACCAGACGTCGATCTGCGCAAAGACCTCGGCGCCGTCGACACAATCCGCCCTGTCGGGCAGCACCTGGCCATCACCGAGCGAGACATAGGGAAACACCGGCTTGCTTGGCACGTCGTCATAAACGCGCTTGCCGATCGCCGCCGGCAACACGCCGGGCGTTCTCAGCGCGACAATCAGCGCATCCTGCAGGGCGAGGCTCGGATCGCTCATGTCGCAACCCCGCTTTGACAGAGAAACTCGAGCCACTGCCGGCCGTCATCCGGATCGACCGGCCCCGAGCGGATATTCCAGATGGTGCCGTCCCGCATGTCCTGGATCCGCCAGTCGGTCGTCACCGCGCGCGTCACCTGGCTGCGCCGGACCACGATGGTCGCGACTTGCTGGCCCTGCAGCCGCGCGGCGAGCACGGTCTCGCCGCCGAACTTGACCCGCACCTCGGCGCTGCACTCGAATTCCGGCGCGCCGGGAAACTCGCCTTCATTGTTGCCGTGCCCGTCACTGATGACAGGCCGGCGAAAGAAGCCGAGCCGATGCCGCAGAACGCCCGCGCTGGTCATGCGCGGCGCCGAAAGACGAATGAGCCGATATCTTCGCGGCCGAGATCGGTCTCGATCGTATTCATCGCCGCCAGGTCGAAACCGCAGCCGTCAAACGTGCGGATCAATCCCTCGCTGGTGAAATACCAGACGTGCTCATCCCGGCGGAAATGCTTGGAACGCAGCACGTGCTGCGCGCTGTTGAAAATCGGGATCGACACAAACACCCACGCACTCACCCGATCGAGCAGCGCGCCGAAATCGGGAATGTGCTCGAGCACGTCCCACAGCGTCACGGCCGGCACCTGGCCCTGATAGGGATCGAGCCACAGCGACCGCGACTTGAGCCAGGCCGCGGCGATCGGATTGACGTCAAATCCGAACGTGTTCGGCCGGCCGGCGCCGGCACCGTTGCGCCGCTCGAGGAAAGCGCCCGAACCAATGCCGATGTCGACGACGGTCCCGGCAAAGTGACGGTTGACCAGGTCGACCCGCGCCTGCATCAGCGCGCGCCCGATCGCACTATCGGCCTGGCGCTGATAGCGCTCGAAATAGTCGGCGTCATACGGCTCGACGCCGGCCTCGACCGGATAGAAGCCGACGCCGAGCTCAGGCCACCAGGTCAGGCGGCGCTCGGCGCAGGCGTCAAAGAATTGAGGCCGACCCGGCTGCAAAACGCCGTCCATTGCGCGGCCAGATCCGGAATCGATTTGTCGCATTGATGCAGCTTGTCCGTGCATTTGCAGAGCTCCCGAGGGGTTGCGAAGCCGATCCGCGACAGGTTCATCCGCGGATCCGTAATGATCTGGCGCGCGTTGTGGCCGCCGTGGCCGCCGTGGATGACAAAGGCGCGACGGCCGAGCGCGATCGCGGCCGGAACGATCCAGCCGACACCGCCGACGACGACATCGGCCGCGCCGACCAGGGCGAGCAGCTCGCGCACCACCAGCTCGCCCTTGACAAAGGCCTGATGATGCGGCGGCAGCACGCCCTCGAGCCATTCCCGCCCGTCCTGCAGATCCGCGACGACGACGACGTGATGCGTCGCGGTCAATTCGCGCGCGATCGCCGCCACATATTCCGGCCGCGGGTTGCGCGCTTCGTTGCGCCATTCGCTGCGGACCGTCACAGGCCGCACCAGCGCGATCGGACGATCGGCCAGCACCAGCGGCGCCCCCATGTCCGGCAGATCCCAGGACGGCGCCGACAGCGGCACGCCGATCGCGGCGACCTGGCGCTCGAGCGCCGCGACGATCGACCCGCGCGCCAGCTCGGCATGACCGTAACCGAGCCGGATCTCGCGGATCCCGTTCGGCGGCGTCGACCAGCGCGCCGGCGACTGCCGCGCCACGTTGCGCATTTGCGTGCGGAGATCCCGCATCGCGGCGACAAACCTGATCGGCAGATCCTCGAACAGCTCCGGCCAAGGCGTCTCGAGCCAGACGTCGTATTTCGCGACGCAGGCGCGGATGATCGGCCGCGCGAAAATATTGTCGCCGAGGCCCCATTGCCCGCGGATCAGTAGAGACGGCCTCACGCGCCGGTCTCAGGCTCGGAGGTGATCACCTGCCCGCCATCGCCTGACGCGATCGAGGAGCCCGTGCCATCGTTTGGGCGGCCATTCGAGGCCCCGGTCATGCCCTCGACCGTCTGGCGCAACTCGCTGCCGTAATGCGCGAGCTCGCCGAGATGCGCCTTGGCCGCGTCGTGCGCCTCGTCGATCGCATCGAGCGTAGCGTCATACTGCTCGCCCGTTACAGCGATCGCCGTCTCGGTTTGTTTGGCGCGCAAAAGACGGCCCTTCAACCCGGCGAGCTCGATCGGTCGCTTGATCTGCATGTCGACACCCTCCAATAGTTGCGGCCTGCGCTCGATCATCACCAGGCGCAGGCGCAAATGCGCGATCGCGACCAGTGCCTCGAGGCGATCCATCTCAGGCCCGCGATTTCGCCTTGACCTTGATCCTGACCGCCTGGCGCATGACGCGACCGGCAGCCGTGGTGATGCTGTTGACGACCAGATAGGAGCGGCGATCAGCCCCCGACGACAGCCAGACGGTCGTCATGGTCGCGCCGCGCGATGACGTCTCGCCAATGATCCCCGCCGGCACCGTGAACGTCGACGCTGCGATCGCATCGCCCTCAAGGCACGCAGTCCAGTCGATCGCGAAGTCGAGCCGCTCGCCGGGATCCTTGCTCGGCCAGCGCGCGCCGCGGCCATCCTTCCGCGCCTCGACGCGCCGGCCGCTCATCAGCGGTAGACCCTCAACTGCCCCATAAGCGCCTCGGCGGCGAGCGGCACGATCTTGAGCTCGGCCTCCGCAATCGCCTCGCGATTGCGATACCAGCTGGCGGCGAGCATCAGCACCGCCTGGCGCGCGCGCGGCGGAAACTCGAGCTCCGGATCATCGCCGGCGCCGGTCATGTTCGGATCCTGGTCGAACCCGGCCTCGAGCTCGATCTGCACGGCGTTGAACGTGTCGGCCTTAACCGCCGGCGCGACGAAGGCATCGAGAAACCGGATCTCGGCATTGCCGAGCGCGGTCCGCTCCCAGCGATACAGATCCGCGGCGACGGTCTGCTCGGCGCCGGCGGCGTCGATATACTTGACCGTGACGTCGCGGACCGGCGTCAGCAGGATCTGCAGGCACCCCGACCACCAGTCGCAGCGATCGACGCGCCAGCTCGAGCGGCGCAGCGTCAGCGCCGTCCGGTCGGCGACGAAATCGATCGCGGCGTCGAGAAAAATCGCGAGCTGCTCGTCGTCATCGTTGAAGTCGGCCGCCTGCACGTGCTTTTTCAGCTCGTCGAGCGACACCGGGCGCTCGTCGGATTCCGCGATGACGTCAATCAATTTCAGCATTGCAGCGCCTCAGTCAGTGACGTTTTCGGAAAGGCCTCGAGCGCGGAAACCGCGCTGGCATTGATGACGGCGACGCCGAGCTCGGCGAGGCGCGGCGCGCATCCGTCAATGATGCCGCGCCATTTTGCGATGTTGCGCTCGGTCGGATTGTTGAGGCCGCGGTCATGCTTGCCATGCCAGTGAATGCCGCGATCGAGCCGCATGTCGAAACCGATCAGGATCAACTTTGTCGCGCCACACTGCACGGCGAGATTGATCGCCTGAAAACCCGAATTGCCGCCGTCGCCGAGCACGCCCGGCTCGTCGAGCAGGATCTCGTCGCGGCCGCGCACGATGCCGACCTGGCGCAAGCCTGGAAACATTGCGCAGGCCGCCGCGTCATGCGTCAGCCTCAACCCCGCGAATTGCGCTGCGAGCCCTTGCCGGGCTTTCCACCAGGCGCCGTCGCAGGCATAGGCGACATCGGCGCCGGCGCAGAGTCGCCAGCTATCGTTGACGGCGACGACGCGGACGCCTCGGCCTCGGCCGGCGAGCTCGCGATCGGCGCCGGCAGCGCTTGGTCCGGATCCGATGATGATTGCACACTCGCCGCGCCAGTCCGGCAGCTGGTCGGCGATGAAATAGGGTGGCGCGTACCGTGCGCAGCTGCGTCCCCTTGCACTTCACTGACGAGGCCGCGCTGTATCAGCTGCTGCGCGTGCCAGTCGGTCAGATCGAGCACCTGGCCGGCGCGGACCTTGCCCATGTCGTCAAGAAATTCGCGGTTTACTTTGACAAGCATGAGATGATCCAGATTGCGCCAAGGGACAGCAGCAGCGCTCCCGCAATTGCAGGAATCGCCTCGAACAGCCGCTCGAACGCTGCAGGCCCCTCGCCCAGCCAGTGCCCGTGACTGCGAGCTGCAGCCCGACGCCGTATGCCGTGATCATTGTCCCGTCCCCGATGATGCCTGGCGGAATGTCGCGGGCGGCACGTATGCCGCCCGCGTTGTCGTCACCAAGATCAGACGTTGCCGAAATCGCCGTAGGTCAGCGCCAGCGGACGCTTGACCGCGAGCGCGAGCCGTTTTTCGGCGCGGACCGTGTACATATTCTTGATGAAATTGTCCTGGTTCTCCGAGGAGATCGCGACCTCGGCATCCATCCGGTCATAAATGGTCGCCGCCATCTTGAACGCGCCGACCAGGAACTTGTCGACCGTCATCGCCTGCGTGTCGACAATCGGCAGGCCCCAAAGGCTCGGCCCCGCCAGCGAACGCGGATTCGACCAGAGGTAACGATCCTCGCCGTCCTTCATGAGCTCAATGCGAGCCCAATCGGACGGATGCAGAATCATGCCATCGGCCGGAAACTCGGCCAGCGAAGCTTGCAGCATCGCGAGGCGCAGCTGGTCGATCATGGTCGCGCCGGTCAGGACGAACGGCGCGCTATACGCGGTCGAGTTGGTGATCAGGCCCGACAGATGCTGGCCGGAGCCGGATCCGGACAGCAATTCGGCCTCCTCCGCGAGATCGAGACCATAACGGAGCTCGCTGTCGATCTCGGTCTGCAGCTGCGCCGCATCCTCGAGCGCCTGGCGCGAGACGTTGATCCAGTGCGCGATGGTGCGCACCGTGACCTCGGCCGTGGTCCAGACCAGGTCGGACTGCGGCTTGGTGCCGCCTTCCGTCACCACCGCGGCGTTGTTGGTGCGCGTGGTCTGCTTGGCATACTCGATCATGTTGCTGGTCGTGCGGCCCTGCGTCAGCAGCGCGCGCACGGTCATGCGCCGGCGCGCGAGCGCGACGATCTCCGGATCGCGCTGCGTCGTGATCAGGCCACCGGCGGACGTCGACAACGACGTGATCGCCTGATTGACGCCGATCACAACGTTACCTTTGGCGCCGCGCGTCACGTACTGTTTGAGATCGTCATGCAGAGAAACGACCTCGCCGGCCGTCTTGCTCTGCTCGCGCTGGCCCTGGCGCAGCGTGTCGGCGATCTTCTGCTCGATGTCGCGATTGCGCGTCTCGAGCTCCTCGAGCTTCTGCGTCAGCTTGGTCTGCGCGTCGCCGAGCTGGCCGACCTGGCTGATCAGCTTGTCGGCGGACTGCTTGACCTCGGCCGACAAGGTGCCGTTGTCCTTGCTCTGCTTGAGCGCCTCCTCGGCGGTCCGCTTGACGTCGCCGGAAATGCGCTCGAGCTCGGACTTGACCTGGTTGAGCAGCTTCTCGACCTCGCCCGGATTCGGCGCTTCGTTGCGGACGGCGCCGAGCACGGAGATCGGTCGCGCGCGCGCAAGCACGGCATTGATGCGGTCGGCCGGAATGAACTTATCGCGTAGCATGATAGTGAACCCCTATTTTTGCTGGGAACGAGGGAGGCAAAACCCCTCAGATTGCCTTCATCCGTTGCAGCAGGTCGTTGACCTGGTCGACGACAGCGCTCGGCGTGTCGGTTGCAGCAGCGTCGCGCGTGCCGCCTTTCATCGCCTGGACAAGGTTGCGCCGCTCGGAACGCGGCACGCCTGCCCTGGCGAGAATCTCGTCAATTCGGAATTCGGCCTTGAGCGCCTGGCCGGCGGCTGCCTGCTTGGCGTCCTCGGAAACGGCGTCAGCCGGCAGAAAATCATCAGCGAAGTGTTTCGCGACCGCATCGGCTCCGCCGATCCACGTCTCGCGATCGAGCATCTTTGCGATCGCCTTCGGCTCGAGCCCCGTGCGCGCCGCATAGATGTCAACCGCGACCTGGTCGAACGGCTCGAGCCAATCGGCCGCCTCGCGCAGCGCGTTGCGATCGCCCATCGCGACGATCCAAGTGTTATGGATCATCAGGAAGCCGGCGCGCGCGATCTGCACCTCGTCGCCGGCCATCGCAATGACCGAGGCCGCCGAGGCCGCGACGCCGAGGATCTTGACGCTGACCTTGGCGGGATGATCGCGCAGCGTGTTGTAAATCGCGAGGCCCTCGAAATAGTCGCCGCCTGGCGAATTGATGTTAACGACGACGTCGCGCTTGCCGATGTTGCGCAGCGCCGCCGAGATCCGCGACGCGGTCACGCCGTTGCCCGACCAATCCTGGCCGATGACGTCGAGGATCGAGATCGACGCAGCGTCCTCGCCGGCGCCGTCCTTGGCCTGCACTTCCGGCCGCCAGCGCTCGAGCGCCTTCGGCGTGATCACCGAGCGCAGGTCGCCGCGGACATTGAAGGATGCTTTCGGCAGGTCGCGGTTGCTCATTGCTTCGCCTCGCTGTTGATTCCGAGCCATGCCAGCATCGCGGCCCGCGCCTGGCTGGCGCCGCCGGCCGCCTGGCCGAGCTGGTCGAGCGGCACCAGGTTGGATTGCGCCGTCAGCACGTCGCCGCCCTTGCGCGCCGGCAGGTTGAGCTTGCGGCGGCCCTCACTGCGATCCATCAGGCCGTTCTGCACCATCGTCGACAGGAACGACGCTTTCGCAGCGGCATCCATCTGCAGGAACGCCTCGCGGTTGAACTCCGCATAGACCCGGCGCTGCTCGCCTGGCGCGATCAGCTGCTTGGTGATGCGCCGCTCGATCCGCTCGCAGATCGGATTGATGCCGAGCGCGAGCCAGGCGAGGAACGTCTGCTCGACGCCCGATCCGAACATGGTCTGGCCTTCCGGCGCGTGGCCGATGATGATCGGCGGCACGCCAACCCAGCGGCAGATTTCCTCGATCGAAAACCGCTGCTGTTGCAGCAGCTCGGCGTCGACCGGATTGAGCTGCAGGCTCTGATACTTGAGGCCGCCCTCGAGGATCATCATTTTGCCGGCCTTATCGGAGCCGGAATAGGTCTTCATGATCTCTTCAAGCTGCGGCCGCTGCTTGTCCGTCAGCACCTGGTCGGACGTCAGAATGCCGCTCGCAAGCATCCCATTGGAAAACAGCTTGCCAGATGTCTCAAACGCGGCGAGAGCGGTCGAGAACGTCTGCACACCGAACCGGATCGCCGACAAGCCGCAGTCGCCGCCCCAACCGAATCCCTTGACGTGAAAAACCTTGTCGCGCGGCAGCGTGTAATCCTTGCCGCGGTCGGAATATTTGTAGGACAGCACGTTAGACTGCGGATCACGATAAGGCCGCGCGTTCGGCAGAATATGCACCGCCGAAACGCGCCGACCGATCGAGGAGATCTCCGAACAGGCATCACCGCTGACCAGGAGCCAGGCGACGACCGATTCCCAATATTCCAACGACGTCTGGTCGCTGTTTGGACTCCCGACCAGGATCTCGGCGAGCGGATGGTCGATCGAGATCGGACCGTTCGTCTGCTTTTCAAAAAACTGCAGCGGCAGCGTCGAGACCGCCTGCGCCGTGACGCGCACGCAGGCCCAGAACGCCGCGAGTGACATCGCCGTGTCGACCGTCACCGCTTTGCCGGCGGCGCCGCGGTTGCCGAACACACGCCAGGCGCCGCCGTCCTCAAGACGCAAGCGGCGCTCTTTCGCGATCTCGTCGCTGATCGACGCATAGACGCGATAAGCGCTCGCCGCCGCCTTGGCAGCGGTCCAGGATACAATGCCCATTGATCAGACCACCATGACGGGTTTTGCGAGGAAGGCGTCGAGGTTTTTGCGGCTGGCTTCGGGATTCCAGCTCATCAGGATTCCGGCCTGCAGCAACGCGATCAGCGGATCGATTTTGGCGCGACCGGCGACCTGTTTCGTGATCATGTCGGCGTTACCGCGCTGCTCGACCTTGGCATTGCCGACGCACCAGCTCATGAGCGCCTGGTCGGCGTGCCAAAACGTGCCCTGCGCGAGCTTGATGTCGATCCCGTAGACCGCCGGCGCCAGCGCCGGACCCTGCAGCAGCCGCCGAAGCTGCTCGTCGGTCACGCCGGCGCCGAACAGGAACTCAAAAAGCACGCCCGCCCTGTTTGGATCGACGCCAACCGCGTTTTCCGCCGGCAGCAACCCGCTATCGACGACGCGCGCGGCGTAACTCGCAAGGTCGGCGTGCGCAGCGCCGATGTCGAGGATCTTGAACGAACCCTCTTTCTCGAAATCCTCGAGATGGCCAGCGATGTCCTTGCGGCGCTCGAGCACAATCGGATCCGCCCAGCCGTAGGACCATGACAGCCAGTGCCGCGTTTGCTTCTCGCGGCCGATCACGGAAAATCCGAGCAGGTCGTCGCGGCCGCCGCCATCGGCGCCCATCGTGACCACTTCGCTGCGCTCGAGCAGCGACTCGAGATCGAGCTTTTCGATGACCTGCTGATCCCAAAGATCCGCGCCGCTCCACCCGTCGTCTGTCGTGCCCGTGCCGATCTCGATATTGAGATGTTGTGAGGCCCAGATCTGCACGGCTTCGGCGCCCTTCTCGCGCTCGCTCGAGAACTCGGCGAGCATCGAGGCGACAGTGATCGGCCGGTTGATATTCGGCATCACCATCGGCCAATGCTCCGGATTCATCCAGCGCGGCTCGACGTTCGCGCGGCGCTCCTCGCGCGTCAGCGTCGCGATCTCGCGCGGCAGCTCATACAGCAGCGGCAAGGTCGGGCGGATGATCTTTCCGCGATAGACGCCATCGCGCACGTTGCGGACAAACTTCAATTCACTCTTGAACGCGCCGGCCGGCGCCTCGTCGCTCTGCGTCGTGGTGATGACGAGAACGCCCTCCTCGGTCTTGTCGAGGCCGCCGCGGATCTGACGCAGCACGCGCGACGTGTGCGCGCGCTTGCCGAGCAGATGCAGCTCGTCGAGCAGGACGAAGATCAGCGCCATCGCGCCGGTCAGGATCTTGAGATCGAAACTCGCGATCATGATCTCGGATTTCGTGACGAGATCCTCGATCGTCTTGTCATAGTCGCGCGGCTTGAAGCGCCGGCGCAGATCCGGCGACTCCTCGATCATGCCGACCGCCTGCTCATACGCGCGATCGGCAACCGCCTGCGTCTCGCCGATAAACAGCGCGGTCGCGCGCGGCCGATAATTCATCAGCATCGCGACAAGCATCAGCGCCGCCGAATAGGTCGTTTTCGAGGATCCCTTTGGCACCAGCGCGAAGAAATCGCGGATCATCCTGACGCGGTTGACGGGATCCCAGCTGCCGAACACAGCGCGCACCAGGTCGCGAAACCATTGACCGGACGCATCACCCAGGCGCGGATTGCCGGGAACGTCCGGCAGGCGGATCTCGTCAAAGAGCGCGACGCCCATATCGGCCTCGGTCTCGATCAGCGGGAGATCCGGCATCAGCGACCGGCCCTCGCGGATGCGGGTTTCCCAATCCGGACATGAGGTGTCCCAGGCGATCACGAATTGAGACCCTGCTGCCGGCGCGCCATCAGCTCGCCGAGCGTCGACCCGGCATCGGGCGAACGCGCGTCGAGCTCGGCCTGCTCTTTCTTGCCGAGCTTAGGCGCCTTGGCCGGCTTGTCGCCGCCGGCCTGCTGCTGCTTGCGCGGCTGCGGCGCCGTCTGTCCGTAGAGCATCAGATCATTCCGCTCGAGGAACTTCTGGAATTCGCGGATCGCCGAGACGTTGCCGGCGTTGACGCCCTCGAGCAGCTTGAGGCCGAGCTGCGCGACCAGGCGATCGCGCGCAACCTGCGCAAACTTGAGCTCGGAAAAATAATGCTTCCGCAGCGTCGGCGGCGTGACGAAAAGCGCCGCGGCGATCCGAGGCGGCGACCAGCCGAGCGCGACTAAGAGGCTGACTCGATTCCGGTTTTGTTGCGTCGGCACATGTTGCGGCCGACCGCGCTCGCCCCAATTGGGCGGCACGGGATCACCGAACAGGTCGAAAACATTAGCCATAACGAAAAAAAACCCGTGAATGTGAGAGGGGCCGGTCTCAGGCGAAAAGGCCTGGCGACTTTTTACCCACCCTACCCCTTGGCCTGGTCGATCGGCGGAACGCTCGAGCTGCTCATCACGGCAGCGACGCGGCCTAGAGCGATCAGCGCATGACCGATCAGGCCGGCAGCAGCTTCGCTGCGCGCATGACCGGAGCTCGCCTCATTGAAGGCGACGCGAAGCTTTGACTTGATCTCGTCATCGGTCAGCATGATCGAACCCTCAATCCCAAACGCCACGCTGATGCAGCGAGGCCTGCTCGAGCTTCTGTTTCTCTGCGTCGTGGTACGCCTTCGATACCGTGTGGATGTTGTCGGGATCCCAGAAGCGAACAGGATCGCCGCGATGCGCCTCGATATGGTCGGCGACAGGACTGTTGTCGGCAGGATAGACGCCGTCACACAGCACGCCCGTTCGCTGGCAAATGTAAGCGTCGCGCAGATGCACCTGATCCTTAAGCCTGCGCCAGCGCGCCAGCTTGTACCACTGGCGCCAGGGCGGCTCTGCGCGTTGCTGCTTGACTGGCGCGGCCATCTCACAAAAGGAAGGCCGGCGCAGCGTCGCCGCTGGCCGGCCTAGTCAACAGGGAGGAAACGCCCAAGGAGGGCAACGGCAGCGCCAACCCAAGGAGCTGCCGAACAACCTAGTGTGAGATCACATGATCACCGCTCCGCTTGCGAGAGGTTGCTCGCAACACATAAACGACAAAAGCCAGGCTCAAGGCCTGGCTTTGTGGTTACGATGTGCTGCACCTTTGCGACACGTCCAGTTTTTCATTTCCCTGCTTGGCAGTTGTTTACGTGGATGGTCATGCTGTTTCCTGATCCGGATTGGGTTGCGTGTATAGTAACATCGCACTTGGGGCCGACCGGATCCCCCTTGTAACCGAGTGCGTTAAGGGCACCATTGATGGCCGCGTATCCGTCTTCGATACTAAATTCTTGATTGGGGCCATCAACCACGACAACTATCGGCGGACGACCATTCTGGCTCGCAATCTTGAAGACAAAGCTGTTGTCACTCTTGTCGAGAATGGTGGCAGACTGAATGCCGCCTGTTACTACCGATCCAACCTTCAACTGGGCCACTGGAGTCCTTGTCGATCCGACAGTCGCTGTCGACTGAGAAGAAGTCGCTGTCGACTGAGAAAAGGCGACCGTTGTGACGAGCATCGTTTCGCTTAGAATAGCGACGATCACAATTGCTTTCATAAATCGCATGGTTACCTCCCTCTCTTGGTCGTGTCCCGTGGCAGAGCAGTCCTTGAGAGTAGCGCGCCTCACAACCTGAGGATAGCAACACGGTCCGCGACAAAATTGTGCCAATGACACTGTCTTTTTAGACCATCGGTTCCTGGCGCTCAGCACGCCAGTAGCTCGACCGTCACGGAAGCAGCCTCGCGCCAACCCAAGGAGCTGCCGCACAACCTAGTGTGAGATCACATGATCACCGCTCCACTTGTGAGAGGTTGCTCGCAACACATAAACGCCAAAAGCCAGGCTCAAGGCCTGGCTTTGTGGTTACGCTTCGCGCGCCCCCTTCGCTCGGCTTGCCCGAGAAGAAGGAATGCGCCGAAAGCCTTGACCGCTTCCGCTCGAGCTATTCCGCGACCTTGGCCGCGGCGCTAGCTCTAGATCACTCTCGTCGATCGAGATTTGAGTGACGCGCCCGAACAGGCTGATACCGACACTGAGTCGGCCTGTTGAGTCAAATCGCTCGACCTGGCCGCAAAAAGCGAAGAACGGTCCGGAGGTAACGCGCACGAGCTCACCGATCGCAAACTTGCGCTCGCGCTTCGATTTCGGCGTGTTGCCGATCGCTTCGATATTGCGCAGATCAATCACGTCCTGCCCTTGCAGAACTGGCACGCAAGGCCCGACGCGCAAGACGTCGATCACGCCGTCGACAGCGTAGAAGCGCCCAAACTTCACCTCGAAATCAGGCACGAGGATCGCACCGCAGATCAACGGCGACCTGATCTGCTGCGTCAAAATCTTCTCGTAGCCGCGGTTATAGCGCGACACGCTGCGCGTTTCGGTCTGCATCGGCAGCCAGGCCGAGATATTCCTTTGACGGAATGTTCGCATCACGTTGAGCTGCAGGTGCGGATGCACGCGCAGGATATACCATCGCTCAGGCGCGACCGGCACCTCGAGCGGCCCGCGCAGCTGCTCGAGATCGACGGATCCGACGATCTGCCCTCTGACGAATCCGTGCCTCATGCGCATTCCCCCTCCTCGCTCGACCAGGTGCCGTCGCGATGCGGCGGCCACGGCGCCGGCACGCGCAGCGCCTGTTTTGATTTTCGTAATCGGAAATTCGGATGCAGCGCCGGCAGGTTGTGTACTGCTGGATCATGCGGCTCGGTCCAGACCCGCTCGGCCTCGATCTCGCCGCCGAGCCAGAGCGCCAGGCGATCGCGCCAGGCGGCAAAATGCGGCGTTCCCTGGTCGACCTGGTGCCACGCTTGCGGATCCTCGCCGGCAAACCTCGCGATCGCCGCCAGGTCAGGTTGAGGCGGCCTGGTCGACCACAAGCCGCGACCGCGATCGGGATCCTCGACCAGGCGCAGCGGCCTCGAGCCGATACGGGCGGCGAGCTGCAATCCGGCGAGCTCGTCACCGTCGATCCAGCGCCTTTCCGGCGGCGGATCCGGCAACCTGGCGCCGGGAAACTCCTCGAAACGCCGCTGGCGGATCCACAGATGGAAATTCGGGACGGCGTCGCGCTTCAACCGCTTGAGCATCTCGACGAACGGCACGATCGCCGCCCTGCAAAGCCGTTGCTTGTCCGGCTCGAGCAGACGGAACTCGGCGAGCGCGAGATCGCGCCGCATCGCCTGGTGACCAGGCCAGCTCTGCCAGGCCGGCTCGAAATCGGCCGGCTCGCTTTCCTGAAGATCCCCGCGATCGCCCTCTCGTCCCCTGGAATGGGATTTAGGGGAAGATTCAGGTTCAGGTTCAGAGTTTAGGCCCTCTGCCGAGTCATAGGGCTGGCGTAGGGCTGGCGCAGGGCTAACGGTTTCGGAGGCCGGATTTAGCCCTGTCTGCGGCATAGGGCTAACTTCACGTGAAACACCCTCAAATTCGCCCCTGGCGGCCGCTTCGATCACGTCGGGATCGACGTCGAGCATCAACCGGATCAGGTCGCTGGTGCGCTTGCCTTTGCACTCGCCGTTGCGCCGGCCGTACTCGTCGATCCATTGCGGCAGCCGCGCGATCGCGCCGATCTGCTCGAGCCAGGCCAGGCGGTTGCGCACCGTCTGCGTCGACAATTCCGTGTCATCGGAAAGCGTCGGGATCGATACGAAGCAATAGCCGTCACCGTCGACGTAAAGCGACGCCATCGACAGCGTCAGCTTTGCGTGCGGGTTGTTGAGGCGCAGGTTTCGCGCCCAGGCGTGCGCCTCGTCGGCGGCGATGCGTCGCGCGCGCCGTTTCTCGGTCGTCATCGTGGCAATGCTCTTAAGGTTTCGATTCAACTGGACGCGGTAAGCAACGGAACGGGTTTGGTCAGCGCGGCCCCATCAGCATGAACTGCACGATTTGGTCGTCGGAATAATTCCAGAACAGGCCGCGGTTGATCCCATCGTCGAGGCGATCGAGCCAACGCGCCGGGAAACGCTTCACCCTGACCAGATGATCTCTAACGACGGCGAGCTGCTCGGCCGGCAGCGCGTCGGCCTCATCCTCGCTCATCAGCTGGCCGGTCGAGCGCACGTAAACCGCGATATCGAGCTCGCCGAGCTTGGCGGCCTCGAGCACCAGCTTTTGAATGACGTTCGCCAGCTTGACCGCAGGCTCGCCGCCGGCGCCGAGCGTCGCGAGAATGAGATCAGCCGACATCCGAGCCCCCGCGCGCCAATGAGCGCTGTACGGCCACCGCAGCGGCGCCGGCGCGCACTTCGACGGCCTCGCACGCCGGCGTGTTGCCGCCGATCTGGATCCTGGCGCTGCCGCGAAACCATTCCTTGTAATGATCCTGGCGGCCGTTCGGCTCAATGCGATGTCGCGACACGCAAACGATTTCGCAGCCCTCGCGCGTGCAGACCTCGCGAGAGTCACCGTTCGGCGCGCGCGTCTTTTCGCTCCACCTGTGATTCACCGATTGACGCCCTTGCGGTTACGGTCGAATTTTTCACCCTCAGCGATGATCAGCGCGCCGGCGCGCACCAGGTCGCGGCGAAAGCCCGCGGGCTTCCACCAATCGCGCGACCAAGGCCAGCGCGCAGGGATATCGCTCAGCGAGCGACCAGGCAGGCCGGCGCGATCGGCATAACAGCCGCCGGCGCGCGCGAGCTCGCCCGGCGCGTGCGCGTCATCGTGCTCGGTCGACCAGCCCTCGCCCTCGACCTGGCGAAACCGCTCGGCGATCACGGCCTGCATGAACGGCGACAGAGGCCGGCGAATGTGGAGCGCCTCGAAAACGCGGCGCAGTGCGAACGACCGCGCGATCGAAACCGCCGTCATGATCAGCGCGAACGTCAGGTTTTGCCGAAACGAAATCGTGACGCCGAGCAGCGGCAGAAAATAGACCTGCGCCGCAAGGCTGATGCCGAACCCGACGACGATATTGATGACGCTTTCGACCAGCGACATGAACTTGCTTTGCTTCATCGTGCGTCCCCCGTGTAGAGCGTCGGCCGCTTCGACGGCGTCTGCATTGACCGCTGATCAAGTGCGCTGCGACCCGGCAACGGATCGCCGAAAAAGGCCGACGTGACCGAACGCTCATGCGCGAAGGCGCGCGCGCGCTCCTGCTCGGCCGCCTTTTCCTTGGCGCGCTTGTCCTGCCAACTCTTCAAACGCTTCGGCGCAGCAGCTGCCGCCGGCGCCGCCTTGGCGAGGCGCTCGCGACGCCGGTGACCGTTGTAAGCCTGCTTACAGGCCGCCTCGGTCCGCCCCGGCATGTTCGCCGCGACGCGCGCCCAATCGCCGCCGGCGCCGTCGACCGCAACACAGAGGCGATCGAGCTCGGCGGCAGTCCAGAGATTGCGAAGCGTGTGAACAGGCCAGCTCATCGCGCGTCTCCCTGCTGTTGAACGGATGCCGGCCCGACCAGCTGCGCCAGGAAGGCGCGGCCGAGCTCTGTGACCTTGAGCGCCGTCGTCGTGGCGTGCAGATAATCCTTGCCGCACAGATGCCGCGCCATTTCGCCGGCAATCGTGCCGCCGGCGTCGACCGCGATCAGCGCGAGCTGCTCGGCGAGCTCGTCATCGTCGACCGGCAGGCGCGTCTGCAGTGCGCCGTCAACGATCTCAGGCGCCGGACAATCGAACAGCGACATTTGCGGCGTGCGGTAAGGCTCGGTCAGCGCGACGACCGGCGGCACCGGCACGGCATCGCGCAACGCGTGTAAGCGCGACCAGCCGGCCTCGCGCAGCTGCCACTGCCCGCCGGATCGATAGGCCATTTCGCGCTTTTCCCAGCTCGCGCCGAGCACGTCCTGCATGGTCGCGCGCTTCGGATGACAGAAATCCGAAAGGATCGTCAGCTGCTCGAGCTCGGTCAGATCGAGCGCGTCGAGCTCGACCGGCCGCAGCCATTCCGAGCCAGCGAGCTGGTCGATCGCGACGACGTCGTCGGCATCATACGGCGCGCGATCGGAGACCTCGGCGATCGCCGTGGTGACCTCCGCGACGGCCGCGGCAACGCTGGCCCCGTCTGATGTTGCATTTGCCGCAGCCGTCACGGTCTCGCCGGCGTCGGAGGGCATTCCGGCGCCGAAACTATCGATCACCTCGAGCCAGTGCGCGTCGACGGCGTCATCGACCCGGCGGCAATTCTCGTCGGATGTTTCCAGCCGGAACGTCCAGCCGCATTGACAGGTCGCGACGCTAAAAGAAACGCTATCCGGGTAATCGCGCGACATGCTGACGACGTGACGGTCGGCAACGGCCGGATGAGCGCAAAGCTTTTCGGCTTCCAACTTTTCCGCGACCGCCGGCGCCGGCACGATCTCGATCAGCGCCGCGGCGGCCTGATTGCCGGCGGCGAGCCAGCCTGGCGGCAATGGATGTTCGGCGTCGACACGCGCGAACAGCTCGAGCACGGGCAACGGCCGCCCCTCGGCGTCGGATCCGACCATCGTCGCGATCATGTGCCGGTAGTGATCAGGCTTGCGCGAATGCTCGCGCGGCCGTTCGCGATGGTTCGATCCGAACTTTTCCGAGCCGGCAGGTTTCGGCAGGCCCTGGCCGCGCTTGAACAGCAGCAGCAGCTCATCCTGGTCGAACGCGATCAGGCCGGATCCGCTGACGTCCGGATGATCGTCGTCGGTCTTGGTCCAGACAAAGCAGGTCGAATAGGAATCCATCCCGAGCGCCTGCGCGCAGGCCCAGGACAACGGCATCTCGACCCGCGCGAGCTGCAGCTCGCCGGTTGCCGCGATCCTCACCTCGAGCTCGATCTCGACCAGCGCCAGGAGGTGCGGCCGCGGGATCCACATGAAGGCCCAGGAGTCCGGCAGCAGGCGCTCGCGCACCTGGCGCAGATAGGCCAGGATTTCCGGCCAGGTCATCGTCGGATAGTGGTTCTCATAAGCGCGATCGCCGATCCCGCCCTGACGCCGCCAGGGCGGATCGAGATAGACCGCCGGCACCTTCGGACCGGACGGCAGGTCAGCCGTTTGACCGGACAGCGCGGCCGCCAGGTTGCGCCGATCGGCGCGCCCCTTTTCCTCGGCGCCGACCTTGAGCAGATCCATCGCAACGCGCGCCTGGCCGGACCGCATTTCCTCGGCCTGGCGCTCGAGCGCCTGCTCGAATTCGGCCGTGTCCATAGCCGCCAGGCGCTGCGCCCGCGACGACAGCTTGCGGTCGATTCCCGCCTCCTGCAGCGTCACGCGCAGCGGCTTGGCCGGCTCGGCCTTAACCCGATCGGCGGCGTCGCCGCCGGCGTCGGAAAACTGTTCCTCGCCGGAACAGTTTTTGGGCCGGCCCTCGGCGAGGTAACCGGCCGCCTTGGCTAGAAGCAGCATTTCGCCGAGGCGGCGCTCGGCGCGAAACCGGATCCGCGCCGCCCTGATCTCGAGATCCTTGTTTTTCGCCTGCCTGGCATAGGCCGACCAGGCCGCCGTCTGGCTGCGGATCTCGAGCACCTCGTCGACCGCTTCCGCGGCCGCGATCGCGCGTTCGGCCGCCTCGTATCGTGCGAGCTCGCTCAAAATGGGATCTCCTCGAGCTGGTGACGCGGCGGCAGCTCGGCGAGCAGGCCGGCCAGGATCTTGTCGAGGCTCGGCGCCTCGCCGCGCACGCGGCGGTTGATGCTGTTGTCGCGCTTGGTCGACCAGCGGCGGTTGGCGCGGCGGTTGTCGAGCGTCTGGCCGTTGACATGGTCGACGACGTGCCGCGCCAGGTAATCGTCATCGCGCGGATCGCATCGGATCTGCAGCTCGCGATGCATCCGCACCGTGTCGCGCCGCGGCCCGGTGTTGCGCTTGGCGTAGAGAAAACATTCCTTGCCGCGGCCGCCGTGCCAGACGTTCCACTGCCATTGCATCAGCCAGTCGAAATCCTCGGCGTCGACCAGCGTCCAGACCGGCTCGCGTGACGACAGCCAGACCCGGCGCCACGGCGTCCAGGACAGGTCGAGCAGGCCGGCCTCGAAATCGACCGCGCGCGCCCCGACGATGTTGACCGGCGCGTGCATCATCGATGCACCACCGTCAGCATGACCGGCCGGAAATTGTCGCCGGCGTGCAGCACGCGCGCCTTGCGATAGGTCTGCACCTCCGGCATCAGCTCGGCGGTCTCGAGCACGGGCAGGAAGGCGTCGCCGTCAAACAGGATGATCGGCGGCACGCCCTCGGCGTCGATCGCGACCATGCCGCGCGCGACCGGACGGTCGCCGTCGAGCAGCGTGACGGCGCAGGCCCGCACGGCCGAGCTCATCGCGGCCACCGCGCGCGGATGATGCGCCAGGCCTCGCCGCGCTCGCCCTCGAGCGGCCAGGCGATCACGACCGTGGCGATGCCGAGCGACATCAGCACGATCCCGAGCATCGCCCAGCTGAGCAGATCCTCATCCATCACAGATCCCCGCCGTTCTGCAGCGCCGCCAGGCGCGCCGCGGTTTCCCGCTGCTGGTCGAGCAGCTGCGAAATTTCCATCTGGCGGTTGAGTTTCTTGCGCCACGGCTCGGCGCATGACCTGGTCAAGGCTTTCCAGACGACGTCGCCGATGCGACTATTGAGCAGCGCCGACAGCGCCTCGCCGTCCGGCGCGCCGCGCGGCGGCGTCGCGATCCAATCCTCGCAAACCCTGGTCGAGCGATTCGCGATCAGCGCGAGCTCGGCCGCCAATTTCTGCTTAAAAACCTTGCGCAACTCGACCAGGACCGGCGCAAACCACCGATGATCCCTGCGGGATTTACCGAGGATTTCCTCGGCGGCCGTTTTTGCCTTCCCGTTCCCGCCGCGATAGGTCGGTTTCGTCATGTGGAACCCTTCAGCCCAGAACGTCGGAAGTTTCGGCCGGCTCATCCATGCGCCACAGGCGCGGCGCAGCGCGCAGGCCCGCGGCTGCGAGGGCGGTCGTCATCATCAGAAAGGTCGTCGAGGAGAAATTGCCGGCGGCGCGCCAGTTGGTGACGTTCTGGCGCGACCGCCCGGTCAGCCGCACCACGGCCATCGTCCCGCCGAGCGCCTCGATCACGGCGTCGACAGTGTCCAGAGGAGGTACCTCGACAGCGTCCCGAATCATTTCCATGCGGCCGAATATACATGCAGCATGTACAAAACAAACGTAATCAGCGCATTGATTGAGCACCATGCAGCGTTTTGAGATAGTTCCGGGTATGAAAGACGGCAAAATCCCGGTCACCGAGGCCGAAAAGTTGGCCGATCGGCTCAGGCGCACCCGCGAAGCCTTCGGCCTCAATCAGGCCGATTGGTGCCGCCTGGTCGGAATCGAGCCGCAGGCCTGGTCGAATTACGAGCAAGGCAGGAATCGGATCTCGATCGACCAGGCGCTCAAGGTCTGCGCCGCGACCGGCGTCACGACCGATTGGATTTATCGCGGTCTGATGACGTCAGGACTGCCGACCGAGGTGCAACTCAACCTGCAGCGCAAGCGGCGCTAGGCCGCCCGGCGCAGCAATACGCGCAGCGGCCGCGCCGCAACCCGCAAGGAAGCCTCGCGCAGCGGCTCGCGCTTCGCCTGTATCCAGGGAACGATGACGGCGGTCAGAACATACAGGGCGGCACCGCAGAGCTCATGGGTTGTCGGCCAGTCCAGCGCCCAGGCCGGCGGTATGACGGCCCAGGTCGTCAGCGCATAAGCAAGGGCCGAACTCGCCAGCGCCGCCCTGCGACCGAACAACAGCGCGATCATCGAGATCGCCAGCATGGTCAGGCCGATCTCCCCGTAACCGATCAACCGGACCGACACGGCCCCGAGCGCGGCCGCCAGCGCCAGCGCACCCAAACAGCATAGAAATACAGCGAAAACCGGCGGTCGCACCGGAACCGGCGTCGCATTCACTTCGATCGGCCGCGGCCGCCGCCAGCGCCGGCGCGCCCGCGCGGCCGCGGATTCCGCCTCGGCCTTGTCGATTAGAAAATCGTCCAGACATTCCGTCGTCAGCTCGAGCACCTTGCGCGCATCCTTGATCGATGCCGGCAGCTGCAAGGCGAGCTGTACCGCCAGGCGGCGCAATTCGTCGGTTTGTTCCGGCTCCCGAAGCATTTCCACTTTATCCCACTCCAAAATTTGTACATGCAGCATGTATTTCGTCTGGGATTTGTACATGCTGCATGTATATGTTGTGGCCACATCGGGAGATTCGCCGCATGACCATCAACCAGCCCAAGCAAGCGTTAAGTTTAACAGCTTCCGCCGCATCCCCACCTTTGACAAGTCGCAAATCGGCAGGCTTTCAGCCGCAGGCTGTGCCTTGCTCGCGCATGGTTAACGCCGCTGCGTCGCGGATCTATGCGGCCTGGCAACCGCACGTTGGTCATGACGACGCCCTCCGCGAAGCGCGCGCATTCGCCGGCCGCTTTCATGTCCCGATCGACGGCCCGATCGCCCCGCTTCCCGACGAGGCCGACCTCGACGCCACGCTCGAGGCGGTCGCCGCGGCGATGACTATGCTCGACGCCGCCGCTGCGGCGCAGTGAGGCCACATGAGCCGGCGACTGCCATCGGACTACTATTTTTACCTGGCGCTGCCGAAATCCAGCCCCTTTGTGCGGCGCCCGCGCGGCTGGCGATTTGGCACCCGGCGGATCGGCGACAGTGTCGTCGACCGCCTGGTCGCCGCCGGCCGCGCCCAAATCATCGGCGATCGCGTCCACCTGGTCGAGGCCGAGCGATGACCGCGCACCCCCTGCCCGCGGATCCGCTCGAGCTGCGCCAGGCGCTCGAGGCCGCTTTTGCCGGCCGCGCGACCATCGGCGTCCCCGAGCTCGCCGCCCTGATCCCCTTGCATCGGGAAACCATCGCGCGGCATGTTGCCGCCGGCAACCTGGTCGGCCGGCTGAAAGGCCTCGGCCGCACCAGGCGCCATCGGGTTTTCACCATCGCCGATGTCACCCGGTTTGTGCAGCAGCTGGCCGAGGCCGATCTATGTCCCTCTATCGCCCCAAGCGCTCCCCGTTCTGGCACTACGATTTCCGGATCGACCGTTATCGATTTTCCGGCTCGACCAAACTGCGGAATGCGGATGACGCGGCCCGCTTTGAAGAAGCCCGCAAGGTCGACGCGCAAATCATCGTCGACCGGATCCGCGCCGCCGGCGCCGAGCCGCTGACGCTCAAGGCCGCTTGCGATCGCTGGTGGACCACCCACGGCGCAAAACTTTCCGACGCCAAGATCAAATCCGCGCTCGATCGCCTGGTCGAGATCATCGGCGCCAAAACCTATCTGCACGACATCAACGACGACGTCGTCGCGCGCATGGTCGAGGAGCGCGCCAAGGACGTTCGCCGCGACCAGGTCGACGAGGAAGGCCGGCAGCTGTATCGGCCGATCACGGCGACCACGGTCAATCGCACGCTCGACCTGCTGCGCCGTGTGGTGCGCCGCGCGCGCGACAATTGGAACGCGGCGCTCATTCGCGAGCCGGTCTGGAAAAAACACCGCTTGAAGGAGACCAAGCGACCCGTGCGCGAGATCACGGCGGCCGAGGAATCAACCCTCGATCAGGTCGAGGATCTCGACTTTGCCGAGCTGCGCCGCTTCGCGATCATCACCGGACTGCGCCGCGCAAACCTGGTGCTGACCTGGTCGCAGGTCGATTTCGAGCTCGCCGTCATCCGTGTCATCGCCAAAGGCGGCGTGCCGCGCGTGCTGCCGCTTTCGGCCGAGGCCTATGCGCTGCTATGGAAGCGCCGCGACCAGCATTCCGAATTCGTTTTCACGTTCAAGGCCAAGCGCACCAGGCGCTGTCCGCATCACGGCACGCTGCAGATCAAAGGTGAGCGCTACCCCATCACTTATTACGGCCTCGGCTCGCGCAAGCGCGTGACCTGGAAAGCCGCCGGCGTCGACGCCCGGATCCACGACCTGCGCCACACCACCGGAATGCGCACCTTGCGCAAAACCGGCAATTTGCGCGTCGTGCAAAAGATCCTCGGCCATACCGACATCGCGATCACGGCGAAATTCTATACCGACGCGACGCTCGAGGACATGCGCGCGGCGATGGAAGCAACCGCGCCGCGCCAGGTCGAGGCGAGGCCGATCAAGGCGATCGATTGATGATCAAAATATCTCGCGAGGGAACGACGCGAAACCCCGTGGTCATAGTGGGGCCGCTTGCATTCAAGTGGGCGAGAAACGAGCTTGGACGCAAATGCAATCTGCGAGAGCTCGAAATTTACCGAAGCGCCAACGCTATCCGGCGAGAAATGTTGTGTCCAGCGATCTGGGCATCTGCTCGAGGGCAGATTCTGGTAATGCGCACGGCCACGCCAACTACGGAGATGATGCCTGTCGAAGAATACCTTGAGATGGATAGCCGGTGGGATACGCAGTACGGCGAGCCTCCGAGCCCATTCGAGCCTGGTGCGCGCAATTGGGGCTGGTTCAAGGGCCGCAGAGTTGCCATAGACTACGCGATCAACGTCATGATCGAACACGATGAAGAAACGGTCCCGACCCCATGACGCGGCGCGAGCAAAAGATCACGCTCGGCGAAATGCGCGCCGGCGCCGGCGGCACGCGCTCCCTCTTGGTTTTCTGCCTCAATCCTCGCTGCCGCCACATGGTCCGGATTACGCCTGATGAGGCCGACAAATGGCCCGACCATGTTCGCCTGTCTGATCTCGAGCCGAAATTGATCTGCAGCCAATGCGGCCACCGCGGCGCCGACGTGCGGCCCGATTTCGATCCGCCCAAAATGGGCACAGGCAACACGTGAGAAAGGATCCCGATCGATGACGCGCAAACGACCCGATCGCGAGCTCGAGGCCGAGCTCGAGGCAATGGCTGCTGATCTCGCCGAGGCGTGCAAAGGCCTGTGCCCCCTCGAGAGCGCGCTTTTGATCGCGCAAGGCATGCGCGAGGTGTATGGCGGCGAGTGGGCAATCGCAGCCGACAGCGGCGGCACCTTTTCGATAGTGCGAAAAACTTGAAAGGCTCCGAGAGACGATTTGGCATGGCTGATCCGCCGCCGGCGGGGTGCTGCGTGTGCCGCCAGTGCGTTACAACCGCGCGGTAAGTGGGGGAATATCTCTATGGATCGTCGGCAATTAGTCCGGTCGCTTGCGGCTGCGGCATGTGCCGCCGCTTTGCCTGTCGGGGCAAAGGCGAGCGGCGTCAATCAGATCATCGGCGGCGGTTTTATCAACGGTGTCGGCGAGCACAATGTCATTGTCGGCGACGAGACCACGGCGCGCGACGCCATCCTTAATAATTGCGTGATCGACGGGCGCGGCGCGGCGATCGGCACGCGCGCGCAGTCAACATCCTGCATTGGCGATTCCTGCGGGATGTACGGCGATTTCGAGCTTTGTGAGATTTCTGGGCAGTATGCCGCGCGCAAGGCGCGTTTGCGCAAGGTGGCCGCGAACGGTTACTCGGCGCTGGAATATGGCGACGCCGAAGATAGTTCTTTCGAGGGACTCTATTCCGGCCATTCCTGCTATGCGCGGCATTCACAAGCATCCGGCGTTCAATCCCTCGCCGGCGCGATCGTCACGCGCACGATTGTCTCCGGTCGCGATGCCGGCGCGATGGCCGAGGGCGAGGATTTGGTGATGCATGGCGCCTATGTCACCACTGCGCGTTTGCCGGGGCCGCAATTGCGGGTCTCGGAAATCCAGCTTGACCGCGAGCGTGGCACGCCTTGGATCGTCAAGGGGCATGGCCTTGGCGCGCCCGGTGCGCGCGTCAATCTATTCGTTTTCGCCGACGAGATGCCGCAGAACAAATTCGCGCCGTGGTCGTATGGCGTGCTGTTGCCGTTCTCAGTGCTCGATCCTGATGCGGTTGGCTATGCCGGCAACAAATATTATGCGACTGCGCCGGGGCGCAACGTGCGGGTTGCGATCAACACGTGCAAGCCGAAACGATCGGTTGCGATCGGTAAGGGCTCAGTGATCAGCCGCGATGATCAGATCGTGATCAACGGCCTTGACCTTACGGGCGAGGTGTCCCGACTTGATGCGATCGAGGGGCGGCTCAAGCTGCTCGAACACTACGTTCCGTAGCTAGACGGGGCGACCTTCGTCGTCGGCACCACGCTCCTGCCGATAGCGGTGGGCTTCTTTTTCGCGTGGACCGACTTGATCGCGAACTCGAGGCGATGGCTGCCGACCTCGCCGAGGCCTGCAAAGGCCTCTGTCCGCTCGAGAGCGCTCTGTTGATCGCCCAAGGGATGCGCGAGGTCTACGGCGGCGAGTGGGCAATCGAGGCGCACGGCGACGACACCTTTTCGATATTGCGGAAAACCTGACTGGTTTTCATCTCTGGGTTGACTCTGTTTTGGTTGCGGATACGACTGTGCTGGCTCGGTCCCCATTGAAGGGGCGCGCCTAGAGGTGGTAAATGCGACCTCTAGACTGTCGCCAGGAGCAAAAAAGTGGACCTTCGCACTGATACTTTCATTCACCCGACCGCCGTTATCGAGCCTGAGGCGGTTGTCGGGGCGTTCACAAAGGTCTGGCTATTTTCGCACGTTGATAGAGGGGCGGTAGTTGGCGAAAATTGCAGCTTAGGACAGAACACCTACGTTGCTTCAGACGCCATCGTCGGTAACGCCTGTCGGCTTGGCAACTCTGTCTCGGTGTTTGGTCACGTAGAGCTGCAAGACTTTGTTTTTTGCGCCCCCTATATGGTCTTCACTCACATCTCGTTCCCGAGAGCCGCCGTGAACCGCCACTCGGTTTTTAAGAAGACGCTGGTCAAGACTGGCACCACATTCGGCGCAAACTCAACGGTCGTACCCGACATCACAGTAGGCGTCGGGACATTTCTTGCGGCCGGATCAACCCTCACGAAAAGCACCAAAGACTGGGCGTTTATGGTCGGGTCGCCTGCGCGCCACATCGGCTGGGTTAGCGCATTCGGCGAAAAAGTTGATCTGCCACTTGAAGGACATGGCGAATGGCGCTGCCCTCATACCGGCGACACATACGTGCTTGCTGGATGCGATGTCACTAGGCACCCCGGCCCGAACGATATCCTTCGTTACGTGCCGGGCGAAAGACTTGACCGGATGGTCGTCAGTGCCTGATTAGTTCCTTGGTTGGATTAAGGAGGACCGCTATGGGCGAAATGGTTGACCGAGCACGGCGCGCGATCAGGTTGGCGGCAGAGACAGACCCTGCCTTGGCTGTCATTCAGGCGATGAAAGTGCCAACAGCAGAAATGCTAGAAGCTGCAGGTAGGCTGCCACGGCTTTCGGAGCCATCGGCGATTTGGGAAGCGATGATTTTGGCGGCCGCAAAATAATCCTGATTATGGATCTGCGATCGTGAGCATCAAAGCATCAGAACTCTCGAAGCGGCAGCAGTAGCTGCACGCCGATCGGCCGGCCCGCGAAGCGCTCGATGAACGGCGGCAACCATTTCGCTTTCCCCCAAGGGCACCCTCGCCATGCCGACCATACTAGAATCGACTACTTCAAGCCTTGGTCACAGTTTTGGATAGATCGCTCTAGTGCGCCCGTGATCTTGGACACCCACATCACAGAAGCTTCTCGGGTCAAGTGGATTCCATCTTTCAAGAAGTCGCCAGCCGCGAAGCCATCCCGTGTTGTGGGCATAGCCAGAACGATCGGAGCGAGTTTTCGGAGTTGGCGGACGAGATCGCTGGCCTGCTTAGCGTTCTCAGATGGGTCATTCGCTCCGAGAGCGATGACAACGGCTGACGGTTTCGAGTGCTCTAAGAGCTTTGGTACCAGCCGCATAAAATCGGACGTTTGCGAGCCCCCGATGCCAGCATTCACGACGGGTTTTCCGCACAACGACTTTGGAAGTTCAGCCATCTCCACGAGGCTATCTCCAAAGACGATTATTGGACTGTCGAGCCCATCAAGCCGCGCGCGGATGATGAACTCACGAACGTCCTGATGGTCGTGGAAATGGTGCCGAGTGACCTCGCCAAACCGAGCGCGCACCCGCTGCAACTCGAAAATGGAAGCGACGAGAGCCACAAAAAATAGAGCTGCAAGCATCCACGGGATGGATCTTTTCATAGGCGCGCAATATACCGCCCCGAGACAGTCGTCGAGTCCCGAAAAAACTCCCGAACCGAGCCAGCTGGCTGACGTAAGGCTTTAATTTGCCATCGGAATTCCGATCGCGACTAAACGCTTTCTACTCCGCGGGTTGCAGGTTCGAGTCCTGCTGGGATCGCCATTCATCACTGGATTGACGAGGCCGATGAGAGCCGACTTGCGGTATCGGCCGCCCGCTCACCGGAGACGTCTTCAAGAGCCTCGCTGTTCTCGTCGATCCCGTGGACGATTTCGATTCGCGCTGCCGGAATTTCGGTGCCGCTTGATCGACGTGACGGACGCACAGTTACCAATCCTCATTACTTCACGAATACGTGGGTACCCTCGCCCCGGTCTTTGAACCGGACAGACGAACCCTATCTATGCGCCGGGCGACGTGCGCCCGATAGGGAATTCGATGCTGCCAACCGAGTGGACGAGAATGACTATCGCATCTGCGGTTGCCGTGATCGCGATGTCGTATTTGGCAATCGACGCTGGCGTCGTGAACTCCAGCGTGATCACACGGCGCATCGAGACGGCGCGGGCTTCCAT